CCGATCAATAATGGCTGCTCAAATGCAATCAACTCAAGCTGTCGTTCGTTTGGATTTGCCGGGTGAGCTCGGTGTGGCTATTGCCGCTCCTGATGCATGCCCAGCCGTCCAAGCTGCGCATGTTATGGCAAAGGTGAGTACCATTGCGAGGTGGCGCAAGAAGTTTGCGCAATCCTGTGTTGCTGCTGTTGCAGCATTCAGGAACCTCGTTTTTGGTGCTCTGTGCTGTAAAGCCGGAGTTGATTACTACGCGCCAGATTTCTGCGATCAGGCACGTGAGCAGTTGTTGTTGCTCGGATTGGCGAGAGGCAGCATGCACAGGTTGCAGTAGAAAGATACTCACAAGGTTTCGTTTTGCTGCTCCTCGCTGTGTTCGTTGTGTCCTGGGTTTCTTTTGCTTGTTACTGCGGTTACAGAGCTTTTAAGGGGGCGGTCGGTAAAACGGCTGCCCTGTTTTGGGACGACCTGGCGCTAGAAGTGGAAGTTAAGAGGAAACTGGTACAAGACGGACTACACGTTAAGGTGTGTCAGCAAGGTGCAGGGCTGCTTTCGTTGGAGGTGAACGATTGCCACAAATACATGTACTGTCCAAAATGTGCGAAAGCATTGGAGATTATCATGGGCGGCTCTTTAGGACCAGCTCTAGCGAAGCATTGGGGTAAACTCGGTGCTAGTAGGATACCACATCGTTGCCCCTTTTCGGGGGGTGATGATTTATTTCCTTTGGCTGCGGCTTTTGCCTTTTACATGCGTATGTGGGAAGTGACAGGCTTCAGGAAGGATTTCGTCTCAGAGGGAACAAAAGACGTTGAACTTCCGGAAGGCAAGTACAACAAGAAGTCTGGTAAGGAGTGGAAGCGGACCCGTGTTGCTAATAGGCAATACAGCAGGAAAGTTTTCGCTACTGATGACTATGAGTACTTGCAAGACCTCCTAGATGCCGGCCTTGACACGCAGGCTTTCGAGGAGTTGGTAGACACGCTTGCAGATGATGATCTGCGTGCCGCTGAGGATGATTATGATGATGCGGGAGGGGATGACCCAAGAGCTTTGGCTCATTTCCATGACGTTCGTCGTAGCATCCAGCAGCGCACAGCGCAATCTGCTAAGGGGTTGTTTGCCAAAATGGTCGCTTCACGCAATGCAAGGAGAAGGCCTGAGGGCGCAATACCGAAGAAGACACTTGTGGGATCTTTGCCAGAAGGTCCGAAAAAGCCTACCCGGTTGGTGTGCTTCGATGAGTTCGCGCTTGTTCCGGAGTCGGAAGCTACGCTGATGCAGCGAGAATTTCTAGAGGAATGCAGCAAATCGCATGCTTTGCATGAAAAGGTTTATGCGGAGTATGCTAACAAGACTCAGGAGTGTCTGACGGCAGAGGCTGCGGTTGTTGAACTGCGCAATGTCATCAGGACTACTGAAGGTGTTCCTGCTGCCAAGAAGAAACCGAGGAAACGTCGGGCGAAGACCAATGGGGCTACCCAGGCGCTGGTTGAGGAACGGAAGTCCCTCCCGGAGTCTGTTTCCCGTGGCTCAGTGTTGCTTGATTACACAGAGCTTGGGGTACGCGCACTGGCTTTCGAGGATGTGCGTTTTCGCGGTGGGTTGTTGAACGGGTTGCTCTTTCGAGGGGAAGCCGGTAAGACATACTTCGTGACTTGCAGGCACATCATTGTTAACCTCGTTGCAGTGGATAGATTTGCTGTGTGGAACCAGGAAAAACTCAAAGCTAAGTGTTACTCTCCGAATGGAGCAGTATGCGATGTCGTTGTGGAGGATCTGCTTTCCAATGGAGATGATAGGGTCGTCTTTGTCGTTTCAGGTGCCAATGCTAAGGGCAAGAACCCCAAGGTTGGAGACCCCGTTGTTTACAAAGGCCAAGGTAATGGTCCCACCCCACCTCTTGTGCACTTTACGTGCGCGATTGAGCAAGATGGGATTGTGGTCTGGCAAAACAATGCTGGTCCAATCATGCTTGTTTCACCCGACGGCGAACGGTTCTTTTACGCGGCGACAACCACTAGTGGTTGTTGCCGAATGCCGGTTTTCACTTCCAGCGGTCAAATTCTTGGTGGTCACTACCACCCGGGGTTAAGTATCGCAGGAGTGGTTTGTCCAGGCAGTGAGCGTGAGAGATTGCAGATACCTAAGGGGTTTGAGCGTCGTTACACTCCCCCTAAGATTGATGCAGAAGGTTTGCCGCAAGGTGAGCAGATGTTGGAGTGCGTTGCACGAGAGCGTTCGGGCAGGGTTGAGAAGTTTAAGATGTATCCTTTGAAGCCTAAGGCTGGGATGGTTGGTGTTAACCCGCGGTATTTCCTGGCGAAACCATCAACAGAGATGTTGCATGATGAGCTGCAGAAATTTGCTGGTGACATAACCTACAATGTGCCTGAGGATATCTTCAGGAAAGCGGAGACTCTAGCTATCCGGATGGACGGTCCTAGCGCCACGCTATACACAGAGCCTACTTTGGAGGATTTCAGTGCGGTAGTGTTGGAACTTGGCCGGAAAACTGGTACGTCGGCTGGCGCCTCAGCAGATGGTTGCACACAATTTGACTATGTATGCGCGTTCTCGCAATTTGACGACGATGCCGAAGGTGTCACTGATGAGGTGAGGTTTCTTGATGGAGTCGAATGTTATTCAAGGACGATTTTTGAGTTGTACCGTTGTATTGCTGATGGTCGCGAAGTACCTGAGCATCTTAGGGATATGTACCTGAGCTGCTTTATATGGAACGTCCAAGGCAAGAAAGATGGATACAAGTTGAAGAAGCTCTACATGGGGAGATCAATACAATGCCCCTGCTTTGAGCAGAAGGTTATGTGGAAGGTTGTGATGGGGCGGGGCGATGGTGTATGGAATAAAATGGACACGCATTTTCGCGTTGGATTTGATTTCAACAGACCAGTGCCCCCACATCACGACGCCCATTACCTGCGAGCTCGAGCGGTTTTGGCATTCGATGAGACCGCGTTTGATAGGCGGGTACCCAGGCAAATGCTGGAAAGTTTCTTTCGTAGATACTTGCCGGTTATGTGCCTTGGTGTGCCCAACCCTTTTTTGCGGTTTCTTGCAGATGCCACTATTGATTCTTTCCTGAAGATGACAGATGGCACCATCTACCAGAAACACAGAGGTAACCCTTCGGGGTTCATGAACACTTTGCGGTTGAATTGCTACTTGCAATGTCTTGTATGGTGCTGCATCATATTTCTCCGGTTGGATGAGATGGGTGTGGATGCGACTGTAGATGAAGTTTTCGAGATGTTTGGAAAAGCGGATGAAGCTGAGGCTGATGTACGCCATTTCTTTATAGAAATGTGCGGCGATGACTCGCGGGTATTCGTAAATTCGAAGTTTGGGGAACTTCTTTTTGACACAGCAAATGGCGGTGATGCCGTGTTGCGTTTGTGGAAGGAATGCTTCCCGTGGGAGGTTAAAGTGGAGGGATTGGTCGTGTACAATGGTACGGAGGACCTGCATAGGCGGGTTGCGACAATCCCACCATTCATCGGTCGTCAGGTTGTTGTGATGGATGGGTATTTGTGGACACCCATAAGTTGTCCATCGCGAACTGTGAAGAGGTTGGTACATGTGGAGGACAGGAGTGCGGAGTTGCAAGTTGAGCTTGAGACCGCAGCCTGGGCCACATTGGTTCAGCATCTTTACTGGTCCGAGATGGATTTGCTGACGTGTCCAACAGCGGATTGGGTTAGAGGGTTCAGGATGAAGAAGATGTTCATCCACAAATTGATGTCGAAATACAACATGCATGCTGCGGCATACTGTCGGAAGGCGCAGTCCGTGTTTGATGGATGGTTGAAGTCAGAGGAGCCTGGACCTTGTTGTTAAACAAAAGTGGCCGGACATTCAAATAGGAGTCGCGAAGAGGCTCCCGGCCTGATTGTCTACCCCGCGTCGGAGAGGAGGATGGGGCCAAAACGTAACTTACAAGATAATGGCATTGAGGCAAAAGACCATCAATTTACCGCCTAGTCATCCGGTTAGGTCCATGGAGGGGCTTGCGAAGCAAATAGCGCTTCCGCACGAGCATCAGCCAATGAGGTTTCCCTCATTCCCTGCGCTTGAGCGGACGGCCGTTTTAGGTTTTTCTGTCCCCACCACGTTGACCTTGCCGGCTAGTACGGCCGTGAAAGTTGCACTCATGCGGCAGGCTGCTTACCCTTTATGGGCAGAGCAATCCGCTACAGATTGCATCAGTTGGTATTCTTACACTATGGACTATGAGGTTATTGGGACTACTACGAGTTCGGGCATCATCCCGGTGGGGCCTATTTGGAACGCAGGTGTTGGTAACATCGGTTCTACACCTGGCACTGCTGGGGTTGCTGGTTTCGGATCCTTTCCTGGTTCACCTTACCCGTTGTTAGGGATGGATGCTGCTACTGGCTCTAGGCCCTGGATTTTTGTTCCGGACGGTTGTTTTATCAAATTTGTATGTGGTGCGAGCGGTGCCACCTATGCTAACTCCACTACTGTGGCTGTTACTTGGGAGGTTTGGAGCTCGCCTGGAGAAACTTACAATGCCTATAGCATGACCGCTGTTATTGCCGCTACGCAATGTACAGCAGGTGGCTATGGCGCTGCAGTTGCTTCTTCCATGTACAATCGTTGGGTTCGACCGGCCAGCATATCCATGGCAGCGGGTGCGGCTCAGGCATTCCCTGCCTACACCACACTCACTGTGCTTGTTAGCACTTCGGATTGGACTTTTGCAGGCAGCGGCAGTAATGCAGGCTTGTGCACCTTGAATGGTACTGGGACTCAAAGACCGCTTATGCCTATCACTTTTCCTGTTGAATTTGCGAATTCTGTGTTACCTTGGTATGCTGCAAGGACTACGGCATCTGCCTTCTTAGGCACTAATGTCTCACAGATCCTTGTTAAGGGTGGCACGATTCTTGGTGGGCGAGTTTCGCCTAATGTTATGACGCCTTGGATGGTCACTAGTGGTTATGTTAACTCGTTACATCCGGCTGAGAAAGCTTTCTTGCCGCTTGAGACTGGAGTTTACACTTACTGCCCACCATCTACTGATATGGCACACTTCTATGATTACACGGTTCCTCGTGTGAGCACTGGGGTTATGCCTAATTATCCAGTATATCGGTTGGACAATGACTCTCTTTACAACGTCTTGTACATTACTGCTGCCAGTACCACAGAATCTCTTGCCATCACTGCCGATTGGCACATTGAGTTCCGTACTTCATCAGCGTTGTTTGATGTAGGGCTTTGCACTATGAGTTTGGAATCGTTGCATACTGCGCAGCTGGCGTTGGCCGCTGCTGGCTTTTTCTTTGAGAATCCCACGCATGGGAAGATATTGGGAAAGGTTGTGGATGCTGCGAAGCGTTTTGGACCTAGTTTGGTCTCTATGGTCAGTCCTATGGCTGGGAGTTTAATGAAGCAAGCTTTGCTTTTGTCGAAATCCCCTGCTGTTACGAACCACATGAAGACCACCTCTGGTGCCTCTTCTGGCATTAACCCCCACCCGGTCAAAAAGGTGGTGGTGAAGAAGAAGAAGGCTACAGTCGCTAAGTCTAAGAAGAAGTGATGCCATTGTTTGTAAAGGTTTTGGGCGCGGGCGCTCCC